ATCAGTCGTTTCGCTCGTTTCTTTTTAAGCCATTCCGGCGTTGCTGATCTTCGTGTTCTTGCCGGTGCAGCAAGATGTGCTTCATATGCTCTCTCTAAGAATTTCTTTGATTTTCCCTTTCCGCCTGTTAATTGTTTATACTCATCAGACCTCATATATGAATCTATAGTTGCATGTTTTCCAGCTGCTTTATTATCAGATTGTGTTTGATCTACTTTAGAATAATCAGCTGGCGGCGGTGTATCAGATGCAGGTTTCTTTGTCTCTTCACCAGACATCATCTTCCACATTGCTTTACCAGCTCCAAATGGAAGTGCCAAGATCATTGGTTTGAATAATTCTTTAAAATCAACATCAAATAAATTACTAAAAAAGTCTACTACTTTTTTCATAGATTGGGAAAACAACTCACCGATACTAAACTTTTTAAATTTACCTGAATCAAAACCAAATACTGTACCTAACCATTCTACAGCAGGGTCAAGTAATTTCAGTTTTAACCAACTTCCTAAATCTTTTGCACCTTCCAACAAACTTGTCCACATCCCTTCCAATATTGTTAATTCTAGTGAAAAAGTCTCTTTAAACCAATTAACTAGAGGAACAATCATTACGTCATACATCCATTTAGCAAAATCTACAAGCATTGCAGCAGTACCCATTATCATTTTATCCAGAGCTGCTACGGGGTCAGTAAACAATAATTTAATCCAATCCCAGACTGCACCAAAGAAACCTCCAATACTATCCCATATATCAGCAATGAATGTACCATCACCACCTAAAAGTTTCTCTCCTAATACAAGTAAATTTTTAGCTGCATCCCATGCCCATTTTACAATATCTTCCAATGATCCAAATATTGCTGTAATTCTTTCTCCCCATGTCATTTCACTAAAGCCTGAAAATCTTTCTTTTAACTTACTAAATAAGTCACCGATACCTTTCATTTGAATTATAAAATAATCAACCAAAGCTGGGATAGCACTTTCTTTTATCCAATTCCATATGGTTGAGATGATAGGTTCAAGAAATTCCCATATAGCAGTAAATGCTTCTTTTAATCCTTTCCATACTTCTTTGAGTTGATCTAAATTCATTTGTGATATTAAACCAACAACAAGAGCACCAATCAATAGAAACTTTGCAGATATCATTTTGAAAACTTTTTTCACAGTCTTAAACATCTTGCCGAACATTCCACCACCTTTATCATCACCATCCTTTTTACCTTTGAAGATACTTGTCAGGGATTTGAAGAAACCTTTTTGTTGTCTGAGTGCTTCTACTCTTTCTTCACTACCTTTACCCCTATCAAATTTCTTAGCTAGAGTATTATGAAATCGTCCAAAGAAAGTTTTTTCACGTTCTAGTCTCTTATCATCAGCTGCCTTTTCTGCTTTAATTACTTGCTGAGCACGAGTTTTTGCTTCAGTCTCATTCATCCCTTTCATCGCTAAAAGTTCTTTTTGAAGAGCCTTTTCTCTTTGTTCCCAATCTAACCGTCTTGATTTTTCTGCATGAACCTTTCTATCTTTTGCCATGCGGTCAATCATTCTTATATTCTGTTTTTCAATCTGCTCAGCAGTATATCCCTTTTCTTCGAGTGTTGCTTTACGAGCTGCAATCAAATGTTTGCTTTGTTTCTCGACTTCTTTTCTTACTTCTTCGAAGGTTCTGGTTAGATCATCTTTGGCCATGATAGTACCTTTTAGTTATGTTGTTGTTTTTCTATTCTTGCATTTTCCTCTGCCATGTGTTGCGCCAGTAACGCAACATATATTGACCTTTCCCAAGGCAACATATTTTCTAATTCCGTTAATGAATAATTATGATGTTGCATCATTGAGAAATTAGTGTTCATCATATTAGATAAAGATTCATCGCAGAGGACTAATCGAAAAAAGACGAAAGACCCTCCAAAACTATATCCTCTTTATAGTTACACTTTTTAGACTTCTTGCCTTCTGTCTTTACCTGATTACTACATTGTAAATTAATTGTATGTTTTAACTTCGGCATATTTTCAAAGAAATCTGATATTTTTACAAAGTTTGCATCAGTCAGAGATTCTATGAAATCATTTAATTCCTTTTCAGTATGATCTTTGGCTGAGTATAATGATTCACCATCATAAATATAATCAATACATAATTGAATACTTGCAAATAATCTACCAATCTCATCGGTTTCATCAAATGATTCAATTTTTGATTGCATGGAAATATTTGGATATTTAAATGCTATACCTATTGTATCGGTCAATTTTATTTTAGAGCTATCTTTTTCTGGTGATTTAATCTTAATATCTTCTAAATTTATATCAACCGCTATTTTATCTTCACACTTAGGACAAGTATATTTTAATTCTAGCGTCTCACCTTTTGCTCTACCTCTTAACCATAAGAAGATATATTCAATATCAAATATTGGAAGGTCATCAACATTTATTTCACCAAATACGCAGTTATGAATAACATTTTTAGTAGCTGTTACTATTTGTTGTTGATCTTCACTTTCCATAGCAAGAAGAAGAAGTTTTTCTTCTTTGACTAAGAAGGGTCTATATTTTATTTCTTTTCCTGTTGACGGTAATTTTAAACTATACTCTGGTACTGCAATTGTTGGTAATCCCATTTCATTAACTCCTTAATATAAAATGATGTTGTTATTAATTAAATATTCATCCCGCAAATCCTTGTCTTGCACTTCCTGATGTTTGTTCCAAGAAAGCATCCCTATCTATAGACCCTTCAGGTACTAAAACTTTTGTCTTATCTAATACTGAATTAATCTCTGCTGCTGCTGTTGGAACTTTTATTGCTTTTATATTCTTCTCAAGATTTTCACCTATTGTTTCTTTATCTCCAAATACTTGTTCATAATATCTATATGTAAATGTTACACTAATTGACATGACCTCATCGTTTGTGCCATAACTTAAATCTACAGCTGCCAATGTTTTGGGATATGCTTCAAATAATGTTGTTGTTAATACTTTCCTTTGGTTTTGATCTAAGTTTTTAATTTCTATATTTGTAGATGCATATGACTTATGATAACCAACTCGGTTATTAGTTGGGTCTACCATTAATTTCATCCAGTTTTGAAAAACTTCAATTTCCTTCATGTCACCACTTACATAGAAGCTCATCGAAACATCTTCATACATTCTCTGATATGCTATAGAACGATATGCTGCTTGGGGTGCATCTTTTTCTGTAGTAGCAATACTTGTGCCGGGCAAGGAACAAGAGTGACAATTGAATGATAATTTACGATTAATAGGACTATCTTCTGTACTACCTCCTAATGGATGTATCACTACTTCAAAAGCATTTGGACGAGCAAATGATGTCATGTTGGATTTAAAATCGTCTATCTTTTTACCATTAATCTTTTTCTTTTGTGATGTTTTCTTAGCAGGGTCACGCTGGAGTTCAGTATCAGGATCAGGACTTCCCCATATTCCCATATCGGTTGATCCTGTTGAATTACTAGCTGACCATATATTAGGTGTTGCCATTGTTCTACTCCTGTTATAAATACTATTGTCCGTATAATGTATTTATAAGAGTTTTATGAAAAAATACCCTAAAGTTGGAAAATATAAGGTACGAAATAAAGAGAAATATGTGGGTAAACTCCATGAATGTGAACATAGGTCACGATGGGAACTCATCTACATGAAGTATTTAGATGGCAATAAGAATGTAATGGAATGGGGTTCTGAGATTGTCATTGTACCATACTATAATCCAGTGGAGAAACGTACCAGACGATATTTTGTTGATTTCTATGTCAAGGTAATGACAAGAACGGGTATGATTAAAAAGTACATGATAGAGATAAAACCTTATAACCAGTGTTTTCCTCCAAAGAAACCTCAGAGACAAACAGCTACCTATAAGAATAAGATTAACACCTATGTGGTAAACCAATCCAAATGGAAAGCAGCTAGGAAATACGCAGATAAACGTGGATGGGAATTTGTAGTTATTACAGAAAAAGAGTTGGGAATCAAGTAAATCTCTTATAAATACATACAATGGGAACTATCATACAACTAAATACGATATCGGGTGAGAGATCCAATAGGATATTGGCTGGCCAGATGTATTATTTCAAGTATCTTGCTGAGCCGACCAATATATATTATGATAGGTTTCCTTTGGTGTTTGTTGTCAAGAAACGTGGAAGATTGTTTGAGGGTATTAACTTTCATTATATGCATTTAAAATATAGAACACAAGTTCTTGACGATATGAAACCTTTCTTTGATTCAAAAGAAATTACAGCAGATACAAGATTAAAAGTAAAAGCATATAGACAAATAATATTAACGAGTAGGAAGTATCGTTTTGCAAGAGCGACATACCATAGGTACAGAATGGAAAACATAAGGTCAAAAATAATTCAAATATCACCTACCAGCTGGAATACTGCAATCTTGGAAGAAGCAGAGAAATTTATAAT